CCACTACCGCCACTACCTAGTAATTTTTTGCTCAGACCACCAATTAATGGAAGCTTCCCCGCCACTGTCTTACCAATTCCAGCGGCCTTACCTCCAACGAAACCGATTGCGGTTAAAGCTGCGGTACTTTTCTATGTTGATGGATTAAAAGCATCTTCATAGTTTCCAGAAAATAAAGTTTCAGCGAGCGCCCCCATCTTTCTGCTATCTTCATTATAAACCATTTGATCATTTATTTGAATATCATTCGGCATATATAACGCAATTGATCCAGTGTATTTTCTTTTAACAAGATTGCCAATACTCTTCGCCCAAGATTTAATCTTTTCGAATGTATCCTCTGCCTTGTCCATTAAAGATGTATCTTCATCAACAGCAATAGAATTTGCATTATTGTGATTTCCAACAATATCTGTTTCACCCTTACCTATTGCGTTCTTAAACGTAGTAGCTACATCAGAGCCGAACCCAGTAATAGCATTAGCTGTGCCTGTACCGTAATCATCATTATCAACTTTCATGAATTCAAACAACATGAATGGCTCATGCGTTGCTGTAGATATATGGCTCATCCGTGCTACAGCATATTCACTGGTCTCATCACTATTGAAATTTATATCATCGTAAATAGTATCGTTACCAACAGTTTCTGGATATTTCCAATGCTGAGTTTCTCCAGTGTTCATTCGTGCAGTAACTGCGGACATACCAACTGCTAAATCCGGATTGTTGTCTAATCTTGACATATTTGTTCCTTTGCTTGTATAATACTTATTTATACAGATTATATAAATAGTTGTATGAAAAAAACATATTCAGGTAAATGGAAGCCGAAGCATCCTGAGAAATATAATGGTGATGTCAATAAGATACATTATAGATCTTTGTGGGAAAGGAATGCATTCCGGCATTTAGATGATGCAACATGGGTTAAGTGGTGGCAAAGTGAGGAGACTGTTATACCATACATCTGCTCAACAGACCGTAAGCCTCATAGATATTTTATTGATCTTACCATACGAACCAAGTCTGGTCGCACGCTGGTGGTTGAAATTAAGCCTCACGCTCAAACCCTACCGCCTAAACGTAAGAAGCTCAATGAAGCATTAACCTATATGAAGAACACATCTAAGTGGGAATACGCAAGAAAGTATTGTGATGCTCGTGGTTATGAGTTTCAAATATGGACTGAACATGAATTAGAGGCTATGGGCGTAAGAACAATGACAGTTGGATTTAAAGCGAGTAAAACAAAGACTGGTAAGAGAATATGGAAAACCTTAACTAAGCGTAAGAAAAAGGTATAAATATAGTTATGAATATTAATAGAGATACCAATGGCTAGTTTATTTGACAAGTTAGAATCAGAAGCATTCCGTAAAGGTATAACAGCCAGAACTAAAGAAGCCAACACTTGGTTTCAAAAAAGGGTTCAGAAGCTTGGTCCGCAAACTAAGGCTATTCTTAAAGATGATAGATTAACAGCTCGAGGTGGTGCTAAATCGGGGGAGATGGTGATGTACACCTATGACCCGAAGCTTAAGAAAACATTACCTTACTATGATACATTCCCTTTAACGATTGTTGTTGGTCCAGCTAAAGATGGTTTTTATGGTATTAACTTACACTATCTACCACCCAAAGTCCGCGCAATCTTTTTAGACAAGTTAAATGATGTAGCAACTAACCAAAAGTTTAATGCAACAACTAAATTTAAGATTACATATGCATTATTAAAAGCGACAAAGAACTATAAATACTTTAAACCGTGTTTCAAGCATTACCTTACAAAAGGTGTGACTTCGAAGATTATGAAGGTGTCCGCTTCAGAATGGAACATTGCAATATTTTTACAGACATCCACCTTTAAGAAAGCTAGTGAAGGTAAAGTCTGGTCAGACTCGAGGAAAAAATACTAATGTCATTACCAGTAAGTATAGATACAATGAAGTCAACGATCAATCGTCGTGGTGGAGTAGCACGTGGCAATCGATTCGCTGTATATGTTTCGCATCCTTCTAAAGGAATGAATAGTCTTTTGAAGTTTGACCCCGCCACATTATTAAGTAACTTAGTATCTGGTGATGGTGTAAATATTGGAGACTTTATTAGTGACCCAAGAGATATGTTTTTACTATGTCAAACGGCAAGTCTTCCTGGTAAACGTATAACAACAACTGAAGCTACACATAATCATCACAGAACTAAAAAGCCATATTCAATGATGACTGAAGAGGTCTCTATGTCATTCTTATTAACGAATGATTATTATGTAAAAAAGTATTTTGATTCGTGGCAAAATATGATCATCGATGATTCGAGTGAGCATTATAAAACAAGTTATAAAAGAGATTATTCCACTGATGTAACAATCCAACAGCTATCAACATCAAATGATTTTATACCTGCATATTCTATACAGTTATTAAATGCTTATCCTATTCAAGTTAGTTCTGTTGAATTGGGTAATGCTGGTGAAGGTTTATTAGAAGTAAGTGTTACATGGGAATATGATAATTGGAAGCACGTTGGATTAATCGACGGGTACACAGATCTTGCTGGTAGTTTATTAGACTCCTTGAAGAGCACTATGAAACAAGTAGCAAATGTAGTAAGTTAGAAATTTTAATTTTAAAATAATGGAGAGAGATTGATATGTTGCCAAAAATTGCAACCCCAAAGTATGATATGATTGTACCGTCAACCGGTAAAAGTATTACATATAGACCATACGTGGTCAAAGAAGAGAAGATACTGCTAATAGCATTAGAGTCTGAAGATGAAAAGCAAATTGAGAAATCAATTTATTCAATGATTGAGTCATGCTTAGATGGCAAAGTTAATATAAATGATTTTACTAATTTTGATATTGAATTTATATTTTTAACATTACGCTCTATGAGTGTAGGTGAAGGAATTAAATTGAATATACCTTGTTCATCTTGTGAAGAGCCTAATGAAGTTAGTGTTGATTTAAATAAATTAGAAGTTAAGAATAATGATTTTGATAAGAAAGATCTTCAAATTAAAATCAATGATGATATAACTATTGATTTACGCTGGCCTACCATGAGTGATAGGGCTGTAGAAATTACCTCTGGCACAGAGGCTGTTATTCATATGGTTGCTAAATCTATTGGTACATTGTATCATGGTGAAGACATCATTAGTATGAGTGACACACCGTTTAGTGAGGTATTAGAATTTGTTGAGAGTTTAAGCTCAGCACAATTTAATCAATGTATGCAAGTGCTTGTTAAAACACCATACACTGGTTATGATATAAAATTCACATGTAAGAAATGTGGACATAAGAACGAAAGAGAGTTAAAGGGAATGGCTGATTTTTTTCAGTAGCCCTTTCACATGATTCAGTAGTATCGCATTATAAAACAAATTTTGCGTTAATGCACCAGCATAATTTTCAACTGGAAGATTTGAATAATATGTTGCCATGGGAAAGGGAGATATACGTCACCCTTTTGACTAATTGGATCGAGGAACGTAATAGGGAAGAGAGTAAGCATGGCTGAAGATAAACAAGTTTCAATATTGCAAGCAGTAGTTGCTGAGCTAAGGCAACTTAACAAATCCAGTAAAGTGGATATGATGCGTGAAAAAGAGGCGCAGCTCCGTGCAGAAAAACTTGCTGAGAGTTCCCTCAAAGTAGAGGATCAAGGTGCTGAGGCTATTTCAAATTCTCAAGACTTTTCCCGTAGGTTTTTAGCAGGTCAAGCAAAAGAATTACTTAATAAAGGTAAACTAACACCTCCAAAAGAGGGTGATAAACCTGTCACGCGTGACCAATGGAAGCAGCAGCATGTGCTCCAAATAGCCTTGCTCAAGAACGTGGAAAATATCTATGCTATATTTGAAAAGAAAAAAGGTGATGAAGCAGAAAACGCTCGTGAAAAAGATGCTCCTGGAGCAGGTGGAAAAGGTGGAAAAGGTGGAAAAGGCGGTGGTGGTAGTTTAGCTAAGGCAGCTAAAGGCGCAGCTGGTATGGCTGCTGTTGGTTTAGGACTTGGTGGTTTCATGAGTGGACTAAT